CGTACGCAAAACTTCCTCGAGCCGTCGACCCTCTAGCTTAAATATCGGTTCTGCTGCCTCAATCTTTGTTTCATATTTTGGTAGAAGCGGAACAATATCAGCTAGCTTTTCTTCATCAAGCGTTAAAAGAAATGTCATGTTAATTTTTCTTTATTAAAAATTCATGGTTTGTCGCGTCATAATCAATCATGCCGCGCCTAAAGGACCCGAAACTAGATGCCGCTGTTGTGACAAGTGGGGTAAAATTTACCACTATGTTCTGACCACTAAGCAAATTAAATTCATCTGAAAATGAAACTGAGAGCTCATTTTTGTTAGATAAGGTAATATGAACGGCTGAAGCATTATTGTTGTTTAAAAGAGCGCTCAGCTCTAACTGAGCGCTCTTGGTTATGTAGTCATTCATTCAGCGGCAAGCTCCGCGTCCTCATCCTTGTAGCTTGAAGAATCATCCATCAGCTGCAAGATTGTCTTTTCGTCATCAACGATCTTTGGGTGTGACATGATTTCTGCAACTAGTGCTTCGTCGAGGTGCTTTGACTGAAACTTCTTAACTTCCTTTCCTGGAAGCTCAAGTGATTTCCATGCGCCAGAAGCTTTAACAATTCCCATATCTTCCATCATGTCTAAGAAGCCAGAGTATGGATTCATGCCTGATGAATATGGCACTTCAACTTCAACCTTAGTCCCAACTTGAGCAAATCGTGACTTGTAAGTTTCAACCTTCATGCGAACACCAACTACTTCTGTTCCATCCTTTAGCTTAGCTGGAACAATAAGCATAATTTGTGAAGCTGAATATCGGATGGCGTTGTTGACGATCCATAGACCCTGACCATTCAGCAAATCAGTATTTGGGTATACTTGGTGCGTAACGATGAAAGACATTGGGTTACGCTTGATGCGGCTGACTAGCGTACGAAGCATGTGCTTAGACTGCTTAGCCCGTTGTCCTTGATCACCCTTCTGAATACCTGATTCAAAGTGATCATTTTCAGAATCAGTAATAAGCATATCGATTGAATCTAGCGCAATGATTACTTGTGGGCTGTCTGGGTTATCTCGTCCATATGCTTTTTCGTAATCAGTAATAAATTCTGAAACAACCTTAACTACGTCGCTAAAGGTAGTTACACCGGCATACAGAAACTTATCTTCGCCAACATCAACACCAATCTTCTTCAAATATCCAACATCCAGTGCGTGTTCTGAATCAAGCATTAGAATGAACGCACCCTGGGCTTGTGCGTTCTTAACAACATTTGAAAGAATAAATGATTTGCCAGCGCCTGATGGACCAGCTAGGCAAGTTACACGCCCCTGCGGAATTCCTTTGTTGAATGAGCCGGAAATAACTTTATTAAGAGCTAAATTACCAGTGCTATACCAGAACTTTGGGGGACCAAAGTCTGTAACAATCGTCTCCATCTTGGAGAGTTGTTTCTTAAAATCTTTTAAAAATGATAAAGCCATATTGCCTCCTGAAGAGCAAATGGTGGAACCTTTAACAGGTTCCACCAACTTTTAAATTAAGCTTCTGCCTTTTGGGCGCGAGCGCGTGCCTTCAGCTGCTCAAGCACTGAGCTAGCTTTACTCGTTGTTGCAGCTGGCTGAGAGGCAGTAACCTCTGGTTCAGCTTGCTTCACTACTGTCTTTGCGACAGTTTCGACAGCTCGCTGTGGCTCGGGCTCATCATCACCGCCGTCAAATGCGGCACCAGTCTGGTCTGCGACTAGCATGGCCTCAATGGTAGCATGATCAAGCTTCTTACCACGATAATCAGCTAGGTTGAATAGCTTGAGCTGCTCAATGATCTCATCATCAATATCAGTTTGCTTTGGCGCAAAATTTGACGTTGCGTAAGAATTTTGACCAGAACCGGTCTTGGTCTTGCGGAAGCGGAAGTTATAACCACCCTTAAATTCGTACGGAGCATCCTCAAGATCACCTGAGCGGAAGGCGGCTTGGATCTGGGTAAAGACCTGCGGGCCAAAATCAATTAGCTTTACAAGCTGTGATTGATCATGTTCGATAGGTGACTCGATCACTAGGACTTGACCAATATAGGACTTCTTGCGGTAGTACTTCTTGCCCATTGCTTCATTTTGCTCATCGTAGTACTTACGTGATAGCGCGCAAATTGGGCAATCTTCACCATGCATGGATAGGCATGGAACCTTTTTTCGTTGCCCGTTAATAACGAGCTCGTGCTGTAGATTCTCTACCAGAAACCCCAAAGCATTATCCTCGTCTAGGTCGGGTAGGAAACGAACAACGGCAATAGAGTCGTCGGGCATCTTCCAAAATGGATAGAAAAGCTTCCAGCTTTGTTCTGCCTGGTTGGTGTTGTTCTTCTTGTCGAATGCGCTCTTTAGAGCTTCTAGCTTATTCTTTACTGACATAAAAATCTCCTTAAAACAAAATTAAAAATAAAACGAGTTTGTCATCATTCAGGAACCACATCTAGTTCCCACTTAGAACTCCCACAATCCCAAACTCGGTTGAGCTTTAGCTGTTGGGCGAGCTGTCGTTCGGTTAGCTCAGAGCTCTCAAGATTTAACATCTTTTGAAAGGAAAAGCGGTGGCGTAGAATACCATTGCTGGAAAAGTACAACGCTGCCGGTTTACCAGTTGTTATTTTAACAAAATTTAGCTTTTCATAAACTGTTCCGTCAAAATGCATTTCGTCACAAAAAGAAATGATCTTTTTTGGTTTTAGCTCGGCTATCGCAAACTTTAAAAGTTTAGACATCCCGCCGACTACCGTGGAGTTTAGTACCACGCAAAAACGAAGTATTTTTTCAAGAAAGGCAGAAAATGATTTTTCATAATTCCGCGCACGAATATTTTTACAAGATGCACTTGAAATTAATGATTCATGGAACAAATGGGATTCCCAGAACAGGGACATTTGAATTGTGGTAGGCCAATTGGCGCTTTCCATAAACCCCGCTTTAGAAGGATCAGAGAGATCGTCGGGGTGCTTGGATAATATCCTATTAACTATAAAGTCACTATCAAACATAAAAACACAAAATTTAAAATAATAACTTATTTATAGTTTGTCAATCGAAAAAGGGTGTCTTAAACACCCTTTTTCCAAAATAGTTTCTAAGTTAGTCAAAATGAATTTTACCGTGAAGAGTTGAAACATCAGCTGTTCCATCTACTGCCAACATAAAATCCACCTCATCACCGACCATGAAACCCTGTTGCCGCATGAACATGTCTCGCACGATGTCAACTGGCACGCTCTTATCTCCACGAGTTTGTTGCCTGTCAATTACTATACTTAGAGGTGCGTACACACTTATTCCCCAGATAGAAAACTGCTTCTGCCGCGCTTCTTGACACCAGCGGGCACGCGACTTCCTAGAAAGGTTTGTGTTGTCAACTATCAGGATTTTGCTCTTAAGCGACGACTTCCACTCCGCAGTCACAAACTTATCAAACTCACTGCCATTATCAATAGCGTGCTTAAATGCCTCAGCATACGATCCTTCCTTTTTAAATTCCTGTTCAAAAAACTTTAGGCGGCAGGAATCAAGAGAAAAAATTGTAGTAGGCTCATTTGTAAATTGTGACACCAACTTTTTCGCAACGGTTGATTTTCCGCAACCTGACACACCTGACAAAATAAAACACGTCGACATATTATAACTTCTCCCATTCTGCTAGCCACGTATCCACTGCTTCTAACTTTTTCGCTTGATCATCTGAAATCCGACCATGCTGGTCACTTAAAAGAAGATCTTGCCAAGCTTGTAGCCCGCTTGTGCCAGTTCGGCGTAAAATGCTAGTTTTTAATTTCATTAGTTTGTTCTCATCTTTAATTGAAAATGGAACGTGATGTTCGATAAAAAATGCAATATTTGAAATATCTGAGATGTTAAACATTAGACACTCAGCTATCAACTTCTGATTACTAATCGCAAAGTCTATCCACATGCACGCTGATACCAGTTCATGTCCGTGATACGCTCGGTATTCTCCGCGCTCCTCAGAGTACTTGATGATTTCAGAGCTAGGTTTACCGACGTCATGAAACAGGCAGGACACTAACGTGAGAATTTGCTGTGAGTCACTTCGTTTCCAGGCGAGGTTTGACTGATACCAGTCAATAAGCATTCGAGTATGTTCACCAACATTTTCCTCTCGGTGCCAGGGTGAATCCTCTCGTGTGTTTAGCATGGCCGCCCAATGTGGCGTCTTTTTAAACTCAGTTAAAAAGTGATTAAACCTATTGATAGCTTCTGATTTCATTTTTATTATTCCTCTAGCGAGGCCTCCCATTCAATCATTTCTTGGTTACTAAACGCGGGAGATCCATACACTGGGAAATATTCCTCCCACATGTCAAATCCAACTGGAAGCTTTGAAAGGCTGTTAAGACGTGTTGTTAGCCTAATAGCAATTTCTTCGGCTTCCTGAAGAAGCTCTTTTTCATATGCCACGTGGCCAGAATTAACAAACATTCTCCTTCGCTCTCCGCGCTCGGATGTAGCTACTACGTAGGAGGCGTAACCATAAATTTCACCCCTTGGGTTTTCATAATCTGCATTTTCAGGATTTACACCAATAACAACGATATCGGTCATCTGTGAAAATTCAACAGGAATCATTTCAACCTTTCATAGTAGACATGACAATTATAATTAAGCCATGATAAAAAGTACATAAATTAGTCAATTCGCGCTACCGCTCGTGCACTAATTCCAGCTTCAACTAACACATTAGCGAACGCGCGAGATCCGGCCATCTTGGCATCCATCCACTGTGTAGAAATATTTGAAGGATTATAGATAACATATCCTCCCTCAAATGTATCTAAGCGCCCCAGTTTCTGATCCTTGAGCATTGCAACAAACCTACCCCTGGCAGGTTTAATGTTTACCCATGAGAACCCGCATGGGTACCACTGGCCTGCATTTTCACCTAATAGCATCTGTTGGCATGCGACAGTCGCTGCTTCAGTCGCAGCATTAAAGAGATCTAGCTCCTTTTGGTACTTGTACTTTTGCATTTTACATTCCTTATCAAAAATGAGGATTTTGTTGGTAAACATGCCCAGCAACTAGGCTCCAAGTTCCACCGGCTTTCACCCATGAACTAGAATTTTTACGTTGTCGGTAAATGCTCCCAGTTGATGTTGTTACTTGCAGCTTTTTCGTAACCTTAACTATTTCACCGTCAGGGTAATAGTCTCCATTAAATCCATATGACACCTTGTCACCTACTGCTGGGACTCGAATAATGTCATACCGAGGAGAAACACCTGAGCCACGATCTG